TTTCAGGACTGGAGCATATGGAAGGCAAGACGGTAACTGTCTGCGTTGATGGCGGGCAGCATCCACAGGAGGAAGTTGTAAGCGGGGCAATCACGCTGGATCGGCAGGCCTCCGTTGTTCATGTAGGGCTTGGATACACAGGATATTTAGAGACAATGGATTTAGAGGGCGGCGGCACGACAGGCCCGGCACAGTCCAAGCGCAAGAATATTCATGCGGTAGGCTTCCGGTTCCTTAATACGCTTTACGCAAAATTCGGAACAAGTTATTATAAGCTCAGGCAAATTGAGATGAGAACGGCTTCTATGAGAATGGACAGACCGCCCGAATTATTTACAGGGGACACCAAGGAAACTTACGCAAACGAATCCCTTGATACGCGGGACGGGGGATGGTCAAGATCAAAGAGGGCTATCGTATCACAAGACCAGCCGTTTCCGTGTAATGTTCAATTAGTGGTTCCTTATATATCGGTGTCGAATTGAAAGTAAGAATCATTCCATTTAAAAAAGAACATGTTCAATGTATGGACTTACGGGAGCATGAGGCGTCTTTATTGAGTGATGACCATAATGCGACATTGGAGGCGTCTAGCGTGGCCTGTACTGGCATGGCTGATGGCCGGATTGTTTGTTGTGGGGGTGTTACGCCGTTTGGAAATGGTAAGGCGAATATCTGGTTAATACCCTCGATTTATGTTGAGGAATACAAAACTGTTTTCGCCCGTCATTTGGTTCGCTGGCTTATGGGCGTTCGTGAAGATTTAGCGTTAAATAGAATGCAATCGGCCTGTATCGCCGACGAATTACACGATAGTTGGATGACATTTTTAGGATTTGAAAAATATATATCAAGAAAAAATTGTTCTTGAATAGTAAGTTCTGATATTTCGCATTTATGTAAAACAGTAAAAATAAATACTTGATACTTATTCCAACAATTTTGCATTCTTATATTGCTGTGTAGTTGACTTTCCAACGCTCTGAAATGACCACTTTTACGTTTGACAAAATTTGAAGTTTGTCCTATGTAGAACCAGCCGTTGCCTAGGTCAATGCGATATATGCCACTATTCATGCCCGACACCACTCCGACAGCTCCTTCATGATTGGCTTCCAGTAAGCCTCATACACGCTGTCAGCCCTGTATTGGCTAGCAAACGCCACAGCCTCCTCTGACGTGCCTCTGGGGGCTTCATACGCTTGAATCAGGGCATCCACGATGGACGGTACCTGTGGGGTGCAGAACCATGACTTCTGATGGCTATCCCAGAACGGTTGGATTGCTACAGCTGACCCAACCCCAACCAGTTCAGGTTGGGCGGTGTAGTCCGAAACGATGACCCGTGTACCGCAAGCCTGAGCCTCAATAACAGGGATACCGAAACCCTCGCCCATTGAGCAAGCCAACAGCACATCCGAAGCGGTGTACAGCGCAGCCAACGCTTGCTGAGGGAAACCAGTCCGATACGCATACGGGTCAACAATCTTGTATTGCTCAGGCTTCACACCACACGCCTCCAGCAGATGAACAAGATTGATACCACCCATCGCACCATCACGCTCCGTGTGAAGATACAACAAAGCATCAGGACGGTCTTGAGCGAAGATAGCGAACGCCAGAATATTCTCACCAAAAGATTTGCGTGAAGGGTTCTGACCTTTGTTCGCAGCGTTCATCATCACAACAAACCTGTCCTCATCAACCTCCATGAGTTGTCTGCCGGTGAACTCACCACGACCATTACTCAACTTGTGTGTAGGAACAAATACATCCTCAAACGCATGAGGCGCATACATCGCATCAACACCCGCATTCTGCAACATCTCCAAACCAAACTTAGACATCGCAATCGGTTTCACATTCGGACGCTTACACCAAGACACCACATCAGGCGGGCAAGGTGCATGATCGATAGGAACCCATGAAGCGATATTCGGAACCTGATCCAACGATGGTGACTTCAACACCCACACATCAAACAACGTCATCAACAACGCAGGAATGTCACGATTCCCATTAGCCCAATCCATCCAATGCGCAACAAGCACATCATCGGAATATGGTGACATCCCTCTTGGGTAAAGCTTTATCCCATTCCAAATAGAAGCCATGCCCTCAATGCCATACATCGCATGGATTGCTACTTCGTGGTTTTTGGTGAGCCTTTGGACGACTTGCGCTGTTTGGGTTCCGTACCCTGTTGGGGCGAACGGGGCGTTCGAGTACCAGAGGATTCGTAACGATTCGGAAGTGGAAGGTCTGCTTGCTCTGGCAAGTGCGCTATTCCCCTTCGGAGCAATATCTCCGCTTCTAGGTCTGGTAACTCGACCGGAGTGTTCTTGACGATTACGAGCATTCTTTCCCACCGTTCTCTCCTTCGCAGGTCGCAGGGTATAAAAACAGAATGAGGGTAGGTCGCCCTGCGTGTTCGACCTACCCTCAAACTTACACCGATATTGCTATCGGTTGCACTACCTCAAACCAATTATGGTTGGAGAAGGTGCTTAATGTGGCTAACTTGTGGGAGATTCCCGTCGATGCGGAATTGCGCCCTGAAAGTTACTAGCCCAGCATTGAATGCGTAGTCATCGCTACGATCCAAACGAAGGCCACCAACGGTACGTACATAGTACGAAGGTAGGTGTCCAACGATGACTGACTTGGTGCCAGTTGCTACGTCAACCATTGAAGGGTTCTCGTAGATTGGTTTGCCCAAGAGCATGTCTGGTGATTCCATTGACAAAGCAGGCTGGAATACATAATTCCCCGCTGTGTCTTTGAGACGTCGTACTGCACCGATTGACTTGCCGTTCATCATCCAACCAACACCTGGAAGGTTGCGAGCTGCACCGTCCAAGGAGTAAAGCAAGTCAATGAGGTTGTCTGCGGTGAATGCAGTTGCGGTTCCTGCGGTGCCACCAACAGATGATGCAGCCACGATGCCCTTAGGAGCATCGGTTCCTGAACCAACAGTCAATGCCGAACCAACAGCAAAGCCGAGTGCGTTACCAACTTGGTCAGCCAAGAACGACAGCATATCTACGCCAGCATCTTCCAAAAGTTCCGTTGAAACTTGTGTGAGGAAGCTGTACTTGTATGCGCCCAAGGTGATGAACGAGTTGAATACTGGATCGGATTCTCCGATTGCTGAACCTTCGCCAGTTACCGTTCCAACCGAGTAGGTTGACAACGATGGAATCTGGAGGTTTTCGCCACCTGCGGTGTTCAGTACCGTTGAGGTCTGAAGTACTGGTGCGATCAAGCGAGCCTTCATGATTACCTGATCGTAGAACGATGTAGGTACTGGTGCGCCTGTGCTTGACTTGATGATGTCACGACGTTCAAACGCATGGCTGCGCTTCTCGCCTGCAACAAGTGAACGCAGGTGTGCTGCGTCATCTGCTACCTGAACACCTGCAACAGGACGAACCTGATCTGCGATTTCACGGGTAGCTGCATCCATGCGGAGTTCACGGGCTTCGTCTTCACGAAGTTTTGCGATGGTCTGCGCACGTTCGTCCAATTCCTTCGAGATGCGCTCGTAGGTTTGGGTTTCTTCTGCTGAGAGTTCACGCTTCTCTGCGGTGGCCTTATCCAAGATTGACTTGGCTTCGTTCCATGCACGATTGCGAATCTCAACCTGACGGTCAATATATTCTTTCATGATGTTTTCCTTCTCCCCGTAGGGATGATGTTGATGTTTGGATACGCAGGGATTTAACTTAAACCTGGTACGGCTCCGTACACAGCAACATCGAAGGCGGCTCCGCTCATTCGACGCAGTAACGAAAAGAGTACTAGAAGTTCTTGAGTAATTCAAGATGCTTCGCCAACACACCCACGCTCGCAGGAGCGGACTCAGGTTGTGGCTCTAGTTTCGCAACAGTTTCACGCAACAACGCAGCATGGCTTGGGTCAAGTGTCTGACCTGCTTCCAACGTGGTTATTGCAACAGCGAGCTGATCGGCATCGATACCGGTGCGAGTAGCAAGCGCATCAAACGAGCGAACCGAT